TTAAGCCTATTAGACACCTCTGGTAAATTCTGCAGTATGAAGATACCACATGCCTTTTTAGTGATTCGAGGTGGGGCTTTAATACATGACGTACGCAACGAGCTAGCACACCGGTTCCTGCACAAGACAGATTGTGACACACTGATCTGTATTGATGCTGATATTGAATGGGACTGGGAAGCGATGCTTAGGCTGTTGGTTATGTCGCACAACTACCCTATCGTTGCAGGCTGTTATCCTTCACGGGTAGATCCGGTTAAGTTTATTGTAAACCATACCAAGGACGAGCTCAATGAGCATGGTTTGCTAGAGTGCAACGGAATTGGAGCAGGTTTTATTGCTATCCAGCGCCGTGTACTAGAGCAGATGCAAGTTCCAGAATATGAGCATAACGATTACGAACAACCTGTAAAAGCTTTCTTCCAAGTAGGCTTGCAAAAGTCAAAACAGGATCCAACAAAGCTAAAGCCAGTAGGAGAGGATGTTTGGTTCTTCCGAGAGGCGTATAAACAGGGATTTCCTTGCATGGTAGATCCGGCTATCTCTCTAAAACATCACGGCACTAAGGTCTACGATTACCAATTTAAGGACTATGTGCACCAAGTCCTCAAGACTGAGGAACAAACTCTAGGAGAAAAAAATGGGGTTTAAAGTTTCGGAACTTGACCCTCCCGGTGTAATTAGCACGATCACTCCAGCCGCAAAAGATGTTCGCGTCAAGGCTTTCTACGTGGATCGTACTGACACTACTAGCTCAACGAAGGCTTGGCTACCCGCCAACTCTTCTCTGCTTAATGTGTCAGTTCGTCGATCAGTAACGTCAGATGGTCAAACCGCAAGCATCTCTGTTGGAGCAGGATCGACAACCAACAATCTGATTAATGCTCTCGATGTCAAGACTGCCGGACTTTCGTTTGGTACCCTTGACACACAGATTGCACAGCCTGAAGGTGACCAACCGGGAAGCGATATTAAGATCACAGCCGTTTATACGGAAACTGGTACCGCAAGTACCACTGGTGGTCCCTGGGTCGTAATGATTCAATACGTGAACTAAGAGAGTGGGGGCCAAGCGCCCCCGCTTTTGTTTATTTAACAGGAGTTAAAATGTCTAATGATGTTCGTGCCTTTCAGCCGGGGCCAACAGTAACACAGAACCTTGCGGTAACTACTGGCGCGGCTTCTATTACATTAAACAACCTAAACGGCACTCGCCAAGCTAGAATTGTAAACAGTGGCGGAACTGCCGCTGTGTTTCTTTCGTTTGTTACTACTGCTACTACTACGCAAGGAATGGTCATGCTTGGTGGTACAGTAGAGTGCTTTACTCTACCACAGCAGTGTTCAGCTATTTCAGCAATTGCTACTACTACTGGGCAAACTATTTACGTTACCGTTGGCGTAGGTTCGTAATGTTTCGTGCTACTCTATCCGGCGGAGGCAAAGTTAGGCGAGGCCATATTGTCGGCGGTATCGGAGGCTCAGGTGGTGGAGGAGGGGGAGGAGGAACTGTAGTTTCTTTACTTCACTTTGACGGAACTAGCGGATCTACTACGTTTACCGATGAGACAGGAAAAACGTGGACCGCTCTTTCAGCCGGCCCATCTCTAGGAACTTCTCAATTTGTTTACGGAACAGCTTCACTAAATAATAGCAACGATCATGGAATTTCTACTCCGCACAGTAGCGACTTTAATTTTGGTTCCGGTGATTGGACTATTGAAATGTGGTGGAGGCGAGGAAGCACTACAGATGCTTTTCCAGTTCTAATAAGCAAACGAGACACAACTAATTTTTCTCCTTTTCAGATGCTGCTTGTAAGTTCTAACAATAGTTTGATTTTTCGATGCAGCACTGATGGAGCAACCTACGGATCAGTAATCACCTCATCAAGCAGTTTATGGGTAAACGACACTTGGTACAATGCGTCCTTTTGTCGTGTTGGTAACACAATTTACGGATTTCACGACGGAGTTTCTATTGGTACTGCCGCAATAAGTGGAGCATTAGCTGATAATACTGACGCTCTGACAGTAGGCAATACAATTTTAGGTACTAGTGGAATGTCTGGGTTTATAGACGAGTTACGCATAACTAAGGGATTAGGAAGATATACAAGTAATTTTACTCCTACTGGCCCATTTCCAAATCCTTAACATGGTGGGGACCATGTATCAATCTGGGAGCATCATGGAAGGTATCGGCTTTGTTCAACTGGTGGTAACAGCAATGGGCTTTTTGGGCACGGCTGTGGTTGGAATTCTAACATATTTTGTTCGAGGCGTTATGGATACAGTCAAAGAACATGGCAAAGAATTAAACGCACTTCACGACAAGTACGTTAAAAAGGACGACTTTGGCACGTTCAAACAAGAACTGTGGAAGCGCTTTGATAGACTAGAAGACCACCTTCAAGCACAGGATGCTCTTTCTAAAAAACGGCATGGTGAATAGTAAATGACAACTATTGTAACTAGAGCAGGCAAAGGCTCCGCCCTTACATGGGCAGAGGCTGATGCAAACTTTACAAATTTAAACACCGCCAAATACGAGTCAGGCGATAGCCCGACATTTGGAACAGTTACGGCTACTACTTATAATGGGCTTCCTGTATTTGATGGTAGCTCAGACGGGCTTGTTGATGTTACCGGGGCTTCTCCAAGCACGTTTCTTCGTGGAGACGGAACTTGGGCTAATCCTTCTGCCGGTGGAGACACAGTAACTATTGCAGGAATCCAGCAAGTAGGTTTAGCTAGAATTGGAAATCTTACGGCTGCTGGGGCTATTGCAGGAACTCCAGACACATTTTCTGCTGGAGGAGCAACAAGTACTACTCCGGGAGTTACTACAACTAATACACTTACTCGTCAATTACGGCGGCCTTTTGGTCAAAGCAGCGGAACTAATCTAAATGTTCGCGTAGCTTATTCAATTCCAGCCGCATTTTTTCACAAAAGACAGGCCTTTGTTTTAAGCTCTTCTTTTGGATTAAATGGAACGGATTACACTATTTTTCAATCTGCTTACGTCGGGTTTACTAACTCAATGCCGGATGCAGGTGTTTTAGTTGGAGCAGGGACTTATTGGGAAGACACCGGTATTAATAGTTTGATGGGCATTGGCTGGGACTATTCTTCTTCAACGTGTGTTGCTGTAGCAAAAGAGGGTACTGGAGGAACTCCTGTTACTTCTACACTGTCTGGCATAACTCGCGTAACAGATACTGTGTATAATGTACTTATTTGGAAAGAAGCTGGAGAAGTAGATTGTAATTTCACTATTCAGCAGCTTGACAGTTCTACAGGAGCGGTAAGTGCTACTGCTACTACTACTATAGCATACGCCGATTTGCCTACTACCTTTTTGTATCCAGTTATGTCTTGTGCGTGTAAAAGCCCTCCTGGAACTAATTGGATGACCTTTATTTCCCTAAATACTTGGGGCGCATAATTATGCGCGTTTTAACTTTTGTGATTTATTTAAACAGCTAAATCCGACATGGCAAACAACTATTACAAACCAAAAGTTTGGAATGCCTACTGTGACTCATGCGGGTTTAAATTTAAGTCTGACCAACTTAAAAAAAGGTGGGACGGACTTATGGTTGATGACGCTTGTTGGGAACCGAGGCATCCTCAAGATTTCCTTAGAGCGGTTAAAGAGACGTCTAACAAGCTTCCTTGGACTAGGCCCAATGATGGATCTTCTGTAGCTGACGAGAGCGGTCTTTACGTTACTAATGGGTATTGGATTAACACAGATCCAAATAATGTAGGTATTAACACGTTCTATGAGTATAATTACGGAGAACCTAACCCGCCACTATATTATGTGGTCCCGGATTATTGGGACGACGGCTACACTGAGGTAGTACTATGACAACTATTGTTACTCGATTGGGTAAAGGGTCTCCTCTTACATTTCTAGAAGAAGACACCAATTTTACCAATTTAAATACTTTTAAGTATGAGGCCGGTGATAGCCCAACATTTGCTACCATTGCCGCTACAAACATTACTATAACTTCCGCTACGGACGGAATCCCCTTAGTTCTGTCTGACGGAACAGGGACAGCTAATTTTGACTTTAGCTCTGGGCATCTTTATTTTGGTACTACGTCGGCACACGATCTCTTTTTTAAGGTTGGTGGAGTTTCAGTAGCACGGATTGCTGCTGCGTCTGGTTCTATTTTTACAGCCCCTATTGGGACAAACCCTGATCTTGATATAGGTAACGGGCAGATCAAGTTTCCAGCTACTCAGGTACCATCAGCTAACGTAAACACTCTAGACGACTACGAAGAGGGAACTTGGACTCCTGTAGATGCTAGCGGAGCGGCACTAAGCTTTGTTACTGCCTCAGGAACGTACACTAAGATTGGTCGCCTTGTATTTGTTCGAGGTATTGTTCAGTATCCTGTAACTTCAGATGTGTCGGGAGCCCTTGTTGGAGGGCTTCCTTTTACGGCAAGTGCTACTGCACTTTCTTCTGGGTTTACTGTAGCACGCTGCACGTACGGCACCCTTACTATAGAGCAGATTGCTAACTCTGCTACGTTTCAATTCAGAAGTCCTACTGGCACAGAGCTAGCAAACGATGTTTTGACATCGCACACAGTTAGGTTTTCTGGCTGCTATGAAGCAAATGCATAAGGAAGCATAATGGCAACTTCCGGTACGTATACTTGGGCAACAAACACATCCACAGTAATTAATAACGCTTTCCGCAAGATTAATCGTCTTGGGGATTTTGAGTCTATTACTGCTGGAGATGATCGCTATGATGCTGGCTTGGCTGCACTTAACCCAATCCTTCAGGCAAACGCGGCAGACGGAATGCCAATGTGGGCTGTTACTGAGACTACCATTGGGTTTAATACCACAGGGTTAAACACGCTAGGAGGGACCCTTATTGGAGTTGGGCAAACAATTAACACTGTTGCTCCACTAAAGCTTCTTCAGGCTATTCGTAGAGACAACACAGATCCAGCAAATCCTATTGACGTTCCTCTAGAAATTTACACGTACGATTACTACAACTCCCTGTCACAAAAAGCATCTTTTGGCACGCCTGTTGGCATTTTCTATCAAAACGTAGCAGCAAGTTCTACCGGTACGCCGACTATGGGACGAATTAAGCTATGGCTGCTTCCTGACACTTACTGGACTACCACCTGTGATGGTGATCTTATCATTCGTTACCAAAGACCATTCCAAGATCAGGTTGCCACTACAGGAGAGTTTGATTTCCCAAATTACTGGATTCACGCTCTGACTTATCAGTTAGCCTACGCTCTAGCGCCTGACTACGGACTTGATCCAACTCAGCGCGGATTTCTAGCAAAGGACGCAAAAGAGGCGTACGACAGGGCGTTATCTTTTGGAACTGAGACAGGCTCATTTAACATTGAACCAAGAATAAGTTACTAATGGCGTACACTAAGTCTCCTACGCAGGATACGCATGGAGTAAAGCCGATTTTTCCAGATGCTAATCCCATTCTGGTATCGCAAACAGCGTTTCTGTCATCTATTCCTACTTCTAGATATGTCAACTGTTTCCCACTAAAAGAAAAACAGTGGGCAAACGAACCTATATTTTCTGTCCACAAAAGAGACAGTTGGGATGTGCTGTACAATGAAACTGGCGATACTTTAGCTGGAACTGTTAAAGGGGCTAATACTGTTCAAGCTACTAACGAATTGTATGATACAGTGTTTTATACTTTTGGTTCTGGGCTTTATTCTCTAAATTACAGTAACGGCGTAAACGATTTAATAAGTTCTACTGGGACCACAAATTCCAGAGGAACACTTACTAATGCAATTGATAACAGCAACGTAAGAAAAATAGCACTTCTTGAGGGCGGCGGAGGAGTAAGTACTTACCTAACTTTGTGCAATGAAGATGGAAGTTCTCCTGGAACTACTGATCTTGTTACGCTAAATCTAGCTGGCGAAAAAGGACTTGTGTTTATTGATGGGTACTTGTTTGCTACTAATACAACTGGAACCAAGATTTACAACAGTGCTCCAGGAGGAGTTCTCACTACTTGGAATTCTACTGACTTTCTAGATGCTGAACAGTACGCCGATCCAGTAGTATATCTTGAAAAACATAAGAACTATCTTGTAGCTTTTGGAAGCAACTCAATTGAGTTCTTTTATAATGCAGGGGTAGAAGTAGGTTCTCCACTTACTAGGCAAGAATCCTACTCTCGTAGGCTTGGCTTGTACATTGGTGCTGGTGGATTCTTTACTTCAAATTCCAGATTTGTTGCTCGCGTAAATGACGATCTGTACTTTCTCTCTAAGAGCGACACAGACAACGTAGAATTATACGCAATCAAAAACTTTCAAGTTACTCCTGTTGGAGAAAACCAATATATTTCAGGACTACTTAATGACCCGGCATACGGGATTAATTTAATTTATTCCTGCGTTATTAACAACAACCACTGTATTGTTGTGTCTTTGTTAAATGGTGGAGGAGACTGGGCATACCTAATTAATGAAGACGTCTGGTTTAGACTAAGTGGTACTGATTATCCAGCAGACGACAATAATATGATTGGCGTTCCATTTATGTCAGTTAATACTACTCCTCCACGGGCATTTTACATTAAAGGAACAACAGGCAACATACCGGAATTATATACTCCGCGTAACACTGTTTCTATCACTGCGACATATATTACTACTCCAATTGATTTTGATACAAACCGCTACAAACATCTAGCTCGCGTAGACGTTATTGGTGACTTTAATACCAATTCCCTAACGTTGGGACTTGGGACCTCTTTAAACTATTCTCAGCCAACGTACACGTTTTATTCTCAGGCTGCTGATGTAGTAGGATATCAAAACAACATTTCTTGGTACAATCTAGGAGCCTGGAGACAGTTCTATTTTACTTTTTCTATGGTAGGCACAGAAAGTTGCATTTTTAGGAGATTTGACGTAGAATACAATATGGGAGTAGCATAATGTCTACTCGTGCGTTTAAATTCTCATTGCCTATTAACGAGGCCCAACAAAGCAACAATTGGAAAATCCTTATAGATAACGTAGTTCAGCAAGAGTTTGATCCCTTTTTTGGGACTACTCCTGCTACTGAAGGATTTACTAACGTAGGAGACTACTGGGGGTATTATTTTGTTTTTGGCCCACTAGTATTCTTTTCAATTGTTTTGCTTAATGACGGTGGAGGCTCAGTCCGGTGGGGAGCAGGAGATATTCTTAAACTTCCTTTTGAGGCAGCAACCCGAGGCTCCAATCTTTTAGAAAAACACAAATCTTTTCCTGCTACAGAGCCTACCCACTCAGGCACTGTTCAGGGTTGGTTTTATTTGCAGTCTAATACAATTGTAGCTGTTGCAGCACACTCTTCCGGGTCTAGTGATGACACAAACATTTCTGGCTGGTACTTTAGGAAATAACATATGGCATATTTAAACGACATGTTCAACAACATGGAATATACTGGGATGTCTATTAGCAACCCAGCCAAGTATAGCTCTTGGGGGGCTTCTCCGACAGGCGGCTATAATATGCCTACCCAAAAGACTGCTCCTATGGGGGATCCATTTACAGGACCAGCACAAGTCAGTTATGGTGGAGGCAGCCCAACACAAGGAGGCATTCCTAATCTTTACGGAAAGTGGACAAGTTACGCAGGAGCTACAGAAGGAGATCGCTGGTCACAGGGCTCTCAAGGAGTTTGGGACTTAGACCCAACTGTTGATTACGGTGCTCCTCCTGAGCCCGGAATGACGCCCTTCTTTGGCAATGACGGACGGATTGCGGGCTGGGGTGGTGCTCGTACCGGCGATGCTGGGATGGGCCTATTTGGTAATTTTGGAGGAGATCAAAACCGGACTGTGTATCAATACAACCCAGACGGAACTCTAACTAAGAACCAGCAAACCCATACTCCTAGCCGAGACAGCATGACTAACTTTATGTCTTACGCTGTTCCTATTGGAATGGCTGCTGGGGCTGCTACCCAAATGCCAGGGTTTTTAGCTGCTCAGGGAGT